GTCTTGCAGCTCTGCGTGGTCCAAAAACCAGCGATTGAAATGCGGAGAGTCACCAATTGCGGGATGCGTGCACATATGAGGCTGGGATGCCGTGTGTCTTGCGGTAGGTGGCTTGTCCGCCTCGTCTTGCCCCGTCGAGGCTGTTGCACCAGGTGTGGGTGAGGCCGCGGTAGGCGGTGCCGTCTACGGTGTGGTCGAGGGCTAGGCCTTGGTCCTGGTACATGGGTTCACCGCAGAGGTGGCAGGTGTCGCCGTCGGAGTGTGCGGCGAGTGCTCGTTTGCGGGCTTGTTGGTGGGCGTAGCCGTAGCGGCTGGGCATGGGGTCAGAGGGCTCCTAGCGGCGGTGTGTGGCTTCGTGGCGTCGCTCGAGGAGGTCGTCGATCTCCTCCTGTAACACCACGACCAACTCGAGGTTGAAGCGTTTCTCGGCCCGATCCAACTCCCGGGACTTCTCGGCTAGGAGCGCGTCGATGCGGGAGGTATCCGACATGAACGGAACCTCCGTTACCCGCGGGTGACGATGTCTAAGATGTCCGGAATGCACAACAGCCGCCCCGAAGGACGGCTGAAGTGTTGTCCGCGGCAAACTCGGACTTGCCCGTCTACACGGAGGCCACGACTTGCCAGCCCTTGTGGGCATAGCTCGTCAGCACGAAGCGTTACAGTCCGTTTCCTTCTTGTCAAGGAAGGCGAGCAGCGACACGCCGTCATAGCCGCCCTTGACCCGCTGGATGTGGCCGCGATAGACCCACAAGCGCAGCAAACCAGGGCTGACACCGCTGATGGAGCGGGCCAGCTCGGCCGAGAGGACGATCGGGCGCGGGTTTGTCATCCCCAGCCTTCTCCGCCTGGCGTGGCGCGCGGCGGATCCATGTCGCAGAACATGTTTCCGCTAGCAGCGTGTACCCATTTGACATCTTCAAGGGAATACCCGTCTTCGGCAGTTGCCGGCCGGATAACCTCGCCGCAGTTCGCGCATATGTTCATCCGGCCTCCTGCATGAGTCGTAAACGGACTAACTCTCGACCTGACCATGACGAATGGCAGTGTCGGCACTTCACCGAACCCGTGTCAGGATCAGCGTACAAGTTCGTGGAGCATTCCTTGCCGTCATCCAACAGGACAGGGCACTTCCCGATGGGTTTCGGGTCTTGATGCCCGACGGCTTGGGCGAGGACGCGGCGGGCGTTGCGGATCTCTAACCAGTACTCGTCCAGCCAGGGTTGTTGGGCGATCCAGTTGTTGTGGCGTTGTAGGAACCGGCAGTTCTCCGTCACCGTCACACCCGTGTAGTCCAGTGTGCGTTCCTCAACGACCAGGTTCACCCAGCCAGCGAGCACACCGGGAATATCTGGGATGTCGCCAGATTGGACCACAGGGCCGTTGCGGCGGTCCGTGAGAGCTGCCACATCCAGCCGGATCGGCGCTTCGGCGTCCGGCTTCTTGGTGCGCTTGATGTCGTCGGAATCCGGCATCGATCCGGGCAGGGTGAACCAAGGCAGGATCGCTACGAACTCGAGAATGTCCGTGAGGGTCTCGCGCACCATGGCCAAGTGGTGGTCGCACAGGTAGCCGACGGTGGCCCTAGCTGCGTCTCTGTGTTGAAGGATGCACGGCCGGTCTGCTTCTCGGGTCCCTAAATCAGCCATACAGAACCTCCATGAGCGCGACCCCGAACTGTTCCAACCCAGTCTTGAAGTTCATGTAATCCTGAGCTGCGGCCTTGATGCGGGCCAGCTTGCTCTCAGCCGTCTGAAGTTCTGAGACCAACCAGACGACATCCTCATGGCTGTAACGGGCCATCTGAATGGCCAAGCCATTGTCGACGTTCACGGCAGCTGCGATGCGCTCCAAGCGATCAGTCACGAGACATCTCCTCGTTTGCGATGTGAAGTAGGACGTCTGCGTGGCACGGCTGATCCAGCGGGCACCAGCACGCCAGGTCACGGCCAGCTAGTTCGCGGCGGATCGTGTCGATCACGGGCTCTCCGGGCAGGCCCCAGTTGCCATCGCCTAGTGGAGCTCGGGCCAGCATGTCGCGGAACAGCTCGACGGCTCGGACCGCATCGCTGCCGTGGACCCGGTACGGATTCCCCCACTTGCTCGGCCGGCTAACGACGATCGCACCCTCAGGCTTACGCCACGCCTTGGTCCGCCGCAGCTGAATCCGCTTCGGTTCGGTCATGTCATCTCCCAGGCAGGATCAAACTCAGGATGGCCGGCGAAAGGGGCGGCGAGGGCGCGCAGAGTGAGGCAGCCGGTCAGATCTGGCACCGGATACGTGCCCGAGTACTTCTCCATCCACTGGCTCTCAACTTCTCGGACCCAGCCGCAGACCGCGCAGGTTTCCTCGTCGATGAACTTCTCGTACTTCCGTTCCCCATGCGGGAGTTCGAGGTTCTGCCAGTCCCGGCTGCGTTGCGTTGAGAGGTGATGCTCCTCAATGATGCGGCGTTTGGCGGCGCATTCTGCTAGCACCCGAGCAGGCGACCAAGCCACAATATGGGGGGCGTTGTTGGCGTCAACCGCGCCATAGCCGGCCTCGCGGTCGTAGTCATAGGCAATGTTGAAGTGCTCACTGGGTGTCTCGCTGGTGATGTTCCCACTTCCTCCCGAAAACTCGACGTCGGCGCTAAACGTCCACACGCCCGGATCGGCTTCCTGCGCAACTCGCTCGTCCTCTTCGATGCGGTTGAGGAGGAACGTCACTAGATCAGCCATAGCAGCAACGCCCCTTCAACCGCGACGACGGCCAGGAACGGATGACTCACGATCGCGTCAGCGATAGCCGACCAACCGGTCTTCTCACCTTCCCAGATATCAAGCAGGGCCCGCTTTAACCACCGCCCTACTCGCGTCACTAGATCAGTCACCGATGGCCTCCATTGGTCGGAAGGTGCGCAGCGAGGCGACGCCGCCTTGGGTTGGCTCTATACAGCGGAGGCTCGCTGCGTGGTACTCACAGAGCAGCAGTGGGCCGAGCCCGGCGTCATAAAAGAACGTTGCCCAATACCGTGGCTCTTCGCTACAGCTCCAGCAACTGCAAACCTGCCGTTGGTCAGTCACCGACAACCCCCGACCCGGCGTAGAAAGGATCACCTGTCAGCGGGGATAGCGCCGAGACTGTTCCAGCAAGAGATGCACCCGCCAGATGTGCTCGGGCTAGAGATTTGGCTATGCCGTGCTGATTACCTGACGTCCCCTGCTCACGAGCGTACGAATCGATGGTCTCGTCATCGGCGCAATTCGACTTGGCGTAGAGGGCGGCCAACTCGCACACGACGAGCTCGTACCCCCAGCCTTCGAGCTCGAACGTTTCATGGTAGGTGCTGTGCAGATGCTCGGTCATCGGGGCTCGATGGTGGTCAGCGGGAACGTTGCCGCCCCGAACTTCAGATAACAATCCCACGAACACACATGCCGTTCACCCTGCAACAACTCCGGGCTCGAAATGGTGATCCAGTCCTGCTTCAACGAACTGTCAACCTTCTGCAACGTCTCACAACCAGGGCCGTCGCAGCGGCGCATCCACGACATCAGGTCACACCCTTTCCGGGGCGAACACATCACGGCACGTTTGGCAGAGGTGGTTACCCTCGGCCGGCCAATCTTCCGGGACATCTAGGACCACGCCGATCGGCTCCTCGTACACCACGTCACCCACCTCGAACGCTTGTGAGCACCGGTCGCAGCCCCAACTTCCAGGGCCGTAGGGTTGAAGGTCAGCGGCTGTCACAATCTGGCTCACTTTCCGGCCTCCTTGGTTGGCTCGTCTGGCTCAATAGGCGCCGACACCGAACGGCGGGGATCAGGTAAGCCCAGCAGCAACGCAGCGACAACGGAGTACGGGCAGACGTTGCCGAAGTGGTACGCGGTGTGGTCCTCGGGGCCGGTGTAGATGCCTGACACCCAATCACAGGCCTCAGTGACTTGATCTGGCGTCATTGTCGGTGGGACCGGTCGATGCCCGCACCAATCGCAGTAGCCCTTTGACGCGGGGAACTTGAGGCCGCAGTTTGGGCATGTCGTGTCGTCGGTGGGTGGCACAACCGGCGCCCGCAACGGATCAACAACAATGAGGCCCGAGGCGTCGCTCAGGATGAGGTCAGCTGCTTCCTCAGCTTCGAGACCACCGATACCACACGAAGTCATGCAGTCGATCAAGACATCGCGGCGGACGTCGGCGCTCATCCCTGGCCCGCCTCTCTGAACTGGGATACGACCTCGACTGGGGTGATCGAGGAAACCTGGACATCATCGATGGGGTCCACGCCACGTTTGATGCGTTCGACATTGCGGTGATCGTTCAGCCTTTTCAGCTCGCGGGCCTGAGCGACAACTTTCCCTTCCAGCCAAGCAACGTCTGTCCGGTCACGGAACATCTGAAACTCGCGGTCCGCCTCAAGCTCAGCCACCCGGCGTGCGTTCTGCTTTGCCACCTGCTGCCAGTACTGCGCCTCGTCCCGTATGCGGGGGAACGCGCGCACTCGCCAGGAGTTCGCTTTACACTCTGCGCATCCGTCGCTCATGTCTGTTCTCCGTCTTCCGGTGCACACGACTTCCGATGAGCAGCCATGGCTTCGTCGATCCGGGCACGGCGCCACTTCGGTGTGGAATTGATGTCTACCTGCACGGTGACGACCGTGCCGCACTCCGAGCATCGGGCTGATTGACGCACGGGGATCACGGCTGCTCCTCTTCCGTTGGGGCCGGTGTGTTGGTGGGAGCCGCCAGAACAGCGCGCAGCAGAGTGGCAGCTGCCTGAGCGCCACGCTCGAACTCCGTTTGCGGCGGATCACTTTCGATGTACGACAGTTCGGCGGTGATGCGGGCTACGACACCCTCAGCGGTCCTCTGGCGCTTGGCGACTTGGCAGCCGCCCATCGCGTCCAACCACGGCTCACCGCAGGTGCAGTTGTAGCCGCCGAACATGTTGCCGATCTCGGTGCATTCGTGGCGGCCGTCGATCAGGGCTTGCCGCTGGTCGCCGAGTTGGATGATCTCGGCGAGGTTGCGCTCGTCCTGTTCTTCCATCTGTCGGCGCCCAAGATCGCTCTCGGCTAGTTGGTCGCGTAGTCGTTGTCCGTCTTCGAGCGCATCCTCCAACTCACGAACCTGGGTGCGGAGACGGGACACCTCGGCCAACAGTGCAGGGATGTCCGTGCGGGCGTGAGCGATGAACTCGGCGTCGGCTCTCGCCTGTTTGAACTCGGCAGGCTCCATGTCGGTCAGGAATTCTGGCCGCTCAGCGCCACGCCAGAAGTTGGCCCAGCCGCCCGGCCCGTCAATATCAACGCGGTGCGGGAACGCTTCGTAGCCCCACTCGCCTGGTGTTGCTGCTTCTGCTCGTGCTGTGATCGCGTCGAGGTCGAGCGGGACGTCGGCGCAGATCTCACAACCGGCCACACCATGCCGGTCGCAACCGGCCAAGCGGCGAATATCAGGCACGCCGAACTCCCATCGGGTTGCGCAGGCTGGTGTCATAGGACTCCCACTCGTCGAGTGGTTGGAGCTGGAAGTCGATGGGGAGGCCGGTCTGCTGGCGCAGCAACTCGGAGATCGCGATGTTGATCAGCAGCCGGATCTGCTCGTCCTCGATGACGAACTCAGTGCCGTACCAACGCTCGTTCTGCCCCATCGGCATACGCAGATCAACGTCCCGATAGTCCGGCCTGGTCTGCACCGATCCGACGAGGAACGGCGTCACGCCGAACGCGTCATGGATTGGCCGGCACGCCCAGTTCAGCCGGTGGAATTGCGGCACCGTGAGGTAGCTCGCCGCACGAACTTGCGACTTCTCGGCGGGGTCGAGCGGGACAGTATCAGACGGCTCAGTCATGGCTTGGCTCCGGTCTCATATGACGGCAGCAGATGTTGAGAGTCCACCAATGCGGCGACTGGTTGACCTCGGAATCGTTCGGTGTGGCCACAGCACGTAGGTAGCGCTCGCCTCGGTGGATGCCCATCCGTACAGCGCGGGTAGTCGTCGCATGGCTTGTCGGTGCGGGCCGTGCGGTACTGCTGCATCGTCGCCATCAAAGGTCCGGGTCGGTGTCTGTTGGGGTCGGATCAGGGCGTCGAACAGCGTCGAGGCTCTCCTTCAGTGCCTGCATCAGGTTGCGGGTTGGGGTCGGATCGTCAGACATCGGCCAGCTCCGTTCCAAAGTCCAGGATCGCAGCGACTTCAGCAGCTCCGAATGGTTTCCGTATCCAGCCCGCCGAGCTGCCCTGTTGCACGCAACCGTCAGGATCGACGAGATACCACTGATCCGGGCGCAGGGTGATCACACCCGGCAGCGTCACGTACTCGCGGTCGTCGGTTGGGTCTGGGCTCATGAGTTGTACTCCGCTCGCTGCTTGATGTCCCAGTTGCGCGGCCGGCGGACGGCCTCGCAGGGCAGCCGGTCCTCGGCACTAGACATGCACTTGCCGGGATGCCCGAACAAGCGCTCACAGGTGTGGCCGAAAGTGTGTACACAGTTCACGGTTGGCGGGCCCCACCCATAGAGGCATCGCGGATCGTCGGCGATGGTGTAGGCCGGGTCGTTGATGGCACGATCGGTTGCCGCGTTCCAGTCGGCCGTGCTGACGAACTTCACACGGGCTGGGGTCGGATCATCAGTCACGGCCGGGCTCCTCAAGAGAACTGAGCGGATCCCGGTCACGAAGGAACTGCGCGGCCCAACGAACACCAGCGGACTTCTCGTTGCCGGCCGATGCCATCAGGTCGGCGCAGATCTCCAACTCCTCGGCGAGGCCTACCGTTGAGTCGTAGAAGGTCACCGGCTGAGGGATGGCGCTGTTGTCCGGGTTCACTGGGGCCATCGACCACATGTCCGGGAACGCACGCCAGACGTAGCCCTTGGCGTCAACCGCGATCCTATGGGGGTGCCGCAACCAACTGCTCAAATCAGCAGCCGTGGGGGTTCCCGATACAGGCTCAGCCACGGCCAACCCCCGAACCGCCTAGGCCCATCCGGCTCAGATTCGCCTCAACGATCACGGCAGACTGCTCAGGCGTCTCGTTTGGTGGTTCGAGAATCGACCGGATCACCTCGGCCAAGTCATTCCAGCCTTCAACATAGGCCGGGTCCCTCTCGTCGGCGTTGAGCAGTTCCAACGCGTCGAGAATTAGTTCGTCGGTGGGTGTTGCTGGTGAGTCAGACATAGGAAACTCTCCTCAGAAATCGTGTGCGCAAAGTGGGCAGTGGAACCAGTCGTCAGCTGGCCGAGCAAGAGCAGCAGCAAGGGCTTCGGGCTCGCCCTGGTAGATGTCGCGGTACGTGTTCGCCACGTCGGCGAGGAAGTCAGCTTCGGTCGGCCAGACATGCCAGCACTCACTGCACGCCTTGTAGTCCACCCTTGGCGTGTACGGCTCGTCGACGTCATGCCAGAAGCAACGAGCAACCTCGGTGTTCTGGTCTACTCCGTCAGCGGACATCACGAACACAACCCAGGCAAAGAATCAGGATTATCTACGCCAGGAGGCGACTGCCGCGGGACCGCTTCACCGGCAAGATCGCTTGTCTCCTGTCCGGAGACGCGGGCCACAGGAAGGGCAGCACACAAATCAGCGAACCGGTGGTAATTCTCGGCCCATTCACGGCGCTCCACGTCGGGAAGTCCGATTGGCCGAGCATCAGCGAGAAGGACGATCGCCAGATCCACCGCCCGATTGAGTAGCTCCCGTTCGTAGCTGATCTCGTCGTCGTCCTCATCAGATTGCGCGGAGTACAACCAATTTGCCTCGTTCATACGCTGGGGCTTAGCTAGCATGCTCCGTAGCGCCAATATCTCACGGTGCTGCCGTTCGGCGATCGCAATGTTGTTGTTGAACACAACCATGTCCCGCTCATGCCGATCGCGAAGCTCGGCCAGCTCGGCCCGCGCCTGAGCGCGTTCTTTCACCAACTCAACACGGGCCGCCACGCAAACATGTAACGCGGCCCTTAGCTCATCGACTTTCTGGTTGGCCTCGTCAGCGTTGCCCTGCAAGATGTCCCGCCCATCTTCGTCGTAAGCCATTTCCTTCATGCTGCTACCGCCAGGTGGTCTAGAAGTTGCTCACCGATGAATTGGGTGTAAGCCGGCGGGATAGCCTCGGCCAGCTCATCGCGATTCGTCCAGTCGATCCCCATGGCTTCTCGGGCGAGCTTGATCGGGTAGCAGTTCCCGGCGACGGAGATGATCGTCCCCGGCACCCAGTGACCGGCCTTGCTAGCGGGTATCAGGTGACGCGGGTGATCGGGTGTCGTCAGTGCGAAGCTGACCTCGAACAGGCGGTGCCGGTACAGCGGTAGCCCGAACATTGCCCCGCACAGCTCGGCCCCGTAAGCGCCGAACAGATCATCTTGCCGGGGCAACCCAGATCCGGACACGTTCTCGATGACGTAGGGCAGTGGCTGCGATCTCAGGCGTTCCCTGGTGCCGTCAAGCATCCACGCGGTGCCGTGGTCGATCGAGGCGACGTTTAGCCCTGACCAGTCGTGACATGGCGGCGAGGCGTGGATCGCGGCGAAGCCTTCGAGCGGCCAGGTCATCGCGTCGCCCTGGTGGAACTCGAACGGGTAGTTCGGCATCGGCTCCTTGTCAACGCCGACGACATCGAACCCGGCGCGGTGGTATCCCATCGCCGCCCCGCCCGCGCCGCAGAACAGGTCGAGGAGTCGTGGGCGGCTCATTCGCTGCTCCTGTAGACAACCGGCGAGACCCAGATCAGAAGGCAGCTACCGAACGGCGGCCGCGAGTTCGGCGGAATCTCCGTGTCACCGGGCATGAGGAACCGGATCCGGCCAGCCAGAAACTCGACGTGGAAGTCAGGCCGCCGGCTGCGCAGGAACGGCTCGACCAGCTCCTGCCACCAGCCCTGCTCCGTGCGGTTTGCGGGCAGCAGCATGACGATGCTGCCCATCGGCGTACCGGCGTGGTCCCACTCGTACCAGGCCTTCTCGACCCATGGCCGGATGCTGCTGTACGGCGGGTTGCACCAGACGCGCTCATCAGCCCATGACTGGGCAAGTCCATCGTCCTCGATCGAGTAGTACCGCTCACACTTGGTGTTGTGCGCCGCAGCTGCTACGTCGATCGTGAAGCCGAACCGCTCGTTGAGCGGGCCGAACACCTCGGGCACCGTGGCCCGATCGTCCACCGACGGCTTGGCGGACTGCTGCGGGTGGTTCTGCGCCTTGAATCGGACGAGGCTCATTGGTTGGTCCTGTTCTTATCAGAGAGACCAACGTGAAGGGTCAAGCAAAACTCCTGCAAAACCATCACGCCACATCCTTCGGTAGACCCTTAGCGGCCGACTCGACCAGCTCGAGGACTTCCGGCCGCGGCACAGCCTCCACCGATGCGGGCCTGTAGCGGCCCTCACGGATCGCCGCCAGGTAGGCCGGCACATCGTCCGGGTCAGCGTCCGGAACAGCGTGAGGGTCGTGCTGGCGGACGTAGGCGATACGTTCCCGGTGGATGGCGCGCACACCGGCTCGGACATGGCTGGGCATGATCCACTCGGTCGACTCGCGGTAGTGGTTCTTCACGGCGTCGATGCAATCCTCGAGCCGCAGATCATCCAACGTGGAGGCCCATGCCATCGCGTCAGCTTCGCCGACGGTGCGGCGGTCGAACGCTGCGGCGAGGGCGAGAAGCTTCGCGGCATCTCCGGGTGTCATCCAAGTGCCTTTCGGTCTAGGCGTTCAGCAAGGGCAAGAGCTTCGTTGACACGCTGGTCAGTGGTCGACGGTTTCGGCGATGCCCTGGTGGGCAGGCCATCGAGTTCGTGGCGGAGCGTGTCGGTGGTGACGGATCGGCCGTCATCGGCGAGGCGTCCAAGCGCAGCGACGATCGCCACGTCGGGGTAGTTCGCAGCTACGGCCTTGCGGACAACACCACGGATCGCGGCGAAGTTCGAGAGTTTCACGCGGCTGGTGTAGGTCTGGGTTAGCCGGTTGGCGCGTTGATCTGCGGATTCGGCTGCCGACGCGTCCGCGTCGGGCTTACCTGCAACATGCTCCATGCCACCTGCTACATGCAACATGCTTAGCGCGTTTTCATTCACACCTTGATCGGAGAAATTCCCAGACTCGTTCGGGACATTCCCGGATGACGGTGTGGATTCATCCGGACCAGGGAGCCGTGACGGCACCTTCTCCGTGTCCAGCCGCTGATGCTTCGCCAGCTTCGGCAAGAACAGATAGACCGCGCCCCGGACCGTGTACCGCTCGACCTTGCCGATGCTTACCAGGTGATCAAGCAAGGCGCTGATCTTCGTCGGGTTAAGGTCGTCGTCGTAGGGGAAGACCTGACCTTTGAGGTACCGAGGGTCGCCTTGCAGACGGGAGTGTTCATCGGCGAAGTTCCACAGGGCCATGTACAGCAGCCGTGCATCACGAGGTATGCGCGTGATCTCTTGGTCGTGCCAGAACTCAGGCTTCAGCGAGCGCATGCGGGCCACGGGTCACCTCCTCCATGAACGCGATCCGTTCGAACGCTGCCAGCAGCTCGGCATGGGACTGGTGGTACTCGATAACGGGATTGCCCTTCACAGCGGCAAGCTCGAGCCGGGCAGCCTCAACTAAGGCTTCGCTGCCAGTCATGCCGCGTCACCGCTCAAGTCCATGTAGTACGGCACGACCATCACATCGGCGGGGTCGTCGTAGGAGTGCACCAACAACCCCCGCCCATACGAGTCGGTGGGGTTGGCGTGGATGCTGTTGTGGCAGTCCGAGCACACATGCAACAGATTGATCAAGGAGTGATCCCCGAACCTGCGGAGCTTCCGATGGTGGATATGAACGGCTCGGGCGGCGGCGCAGGCCTCACACAGCAGGTTGGAGCGCATCCGAACCTGTAGCTGGATCTTCGGTGACGGGGCAGTCATATCCCCAACTCCCGCTCTTTGCTACTAACCAAGGCAACAAAGTCGTCGGGGTACTTTCTGGCGAGCTCCCATAGGGCACGTGTGCGCGCATTGTTCCTCGCACGTTCAAGCCGCCGCCTGGGCGCATCACTGCGCAGTTGCCGTTGATACTCAGCATGGGCAGCCCTGCATTCCTCACAGCTTGGCGTCCCATACCTGGTGTGGTGCTGGTATCCAGCATCTGTGCCGTGCTCGACCATCTTGCTCATTGGTGATCACCTGGGCGATGCCATCCGTACTTGACGCAGTACCACCAGGCAGTTCCGTTGATGACAACAGACTCGTGCGAGAGGCGTCTCTTGCGGTGTCTCATCCCAAGCCTCCGATCTCGGCTCTGAGAGCTGCGTTGGCGGAGCGGCCGACGTCGATGCGGACCTTGATGGTGTCTCTAGCCCGGATGCCTTGCTTGACCGCAGCTTCAGCCATGTCAGCTTTGAACCGCAGATCAGCGGTCTCAACCTTGGCGAGGTGCCGGCGGACATCCATCGGGCCATCAGCGGTGAGGAACGCTTTCGATTCGGCGACATCGGCGGCGTGCTTCGCGTCCACGTACGCCACGTCAGCCGCATCCAGGTCGGTGGACACCTTCTCCAGCTGTTTCGACAACGCGAGGAGCCCCATGGCGATCTCAGAGGCCGTCAACTGGCCGCTCATGCGATCGCCGCCTGGTATTCGTCCATGAACGACCGGAGCGTCGGCAGGTTCCGATCAAGCCAAACCCGGTCGCGTCCTACCCGTTCGATGATCAGTGGCTCGCGCTGGCGCCAGATGAGGAAATCGCAGGAGTCGTACATCATGCATGCCAGCTGAAGCTGCACCTGTGCCTCGTACTCTGGCTTTTGCTTGATGCTGGTGTACTGCGCTCGGAATGGCGCTTTAACCTCCACGATCAGGTCCTCATTGGCGATGCCGTCGATCGTCACCGCCAGGAACTCAAACTCGTCATGCATGACGAATGTCTGGCATCCGTAGACCATGGCGCCGCGCTGACGCTCGTACTCCTCGATGGCATCGCGTTCGTGATCCTGGCCCCATTGCGTTGCGTCATTTCCGACGAATAGCTGCTCCTGGCCGCGGGCTTGGGCGACCATCTCAGCGAGGACATCTTCGCGGCTCTGGTACTTGTTCAACCCCAGGACCGCACCGACTCGAGACCCGGTGATCCGGCCTACCCGCAGAGGACTCAACATCGCGGTCATCGCAGCGACTCCCACCGGGAGTTGTACAAAGCCCGCAGACGGTCACGCTCGGCGCCAGTGATATCAGACGTCGCCAGGTCGTCTCCGATCCGTTTCAACTGGACGCGGGTGTTCGCCATGTCCATCAGCGCGTCCCAATTCACAGCGGGCAACTCAGCCTCACTCACAGGCCGTGGAGCACGGCTCCGAGCAGGCCGGTTTGGCTGGGCTGATGCTGCGTTCCCGTCGTCGTCCTCGGGTGCGATCCCGACCATTGCCATCAGCGCGTACCGGCGGGCGTACGTCATCGCCGATCCCTCGCCCTGAGGGTCTTGCTTCACAGCGTTGACTGGGTACTCACCAGACAGCCACTCCCCTGATGTGTGCAGCAGTTTGGTGACGAGCACAGTCTTGCCGTCAACGATCTTCGTCGGCTGGACGGACGCGATGCCGTTGTCTAATAGGGCGTCCCGCACGGCGTCGTAGACGCCTTCCAGGCTCACGAACTTCGACCGGAAGTGTGGGTTCTCCGAGTCCTTCACGGCCGGCTTGAACGCCCGCATGGCCTGGATGAGTGCCTTGGTGATCTCGGCGACGCTGTCGCTTTGCAGGGCGGTCACAGGTGGTCCTCCCTGAAGTCGTCCTCGTCGTCGACCATCGCTGCTAGTTGTTCGGCTTCGCAGTCCCGGCAAGGAACACCCAAACGATCACACCGACCATCACAGTCGTTCCAGTGATCGTCATAACCGGAAGGACCGTGATCCTCGAAGATGTCGGTCATGACTGCTCCAGGAGGGCGTCGATACGAGATCGCAGATACACGGAGTCGTAGGTGGTCGAGTCATATACGTGCTGCCGCCAGTCGTGCAGTCCCTTCCTGAGGGCCACGATGCGGTCAGTCTGTTCGTTGTACATACGGCGTAAGCCGATCAGGTTTCCAACGTTGTCAGCCTGCTGCCAGCGATTGCTATGTAGGTACTCGGCCCACTTCCAGGTCGTACGAACATTCGTGCACCAAGTGCCCCTAGCAGCGCCGCAGCGATTACAGGTGAAGAGAAGCTCGGCTCGGTCAACGTCCGTTGGGTTAGTTCGGCTCACGATGTCTTTCCCTTCATCCGGAAACGGACGTCAGCGAAGTAGCCGGATACATCAGCTTTGAGCCATTCCGTCGCGACCTGAGATCCACGGCCGCAGATCGCCTCATAGACCTGATCGCCGACGTAGCGGCGAAGGGCGTCACGTTCGCGCAGCACTCGATCGAAGACCAATGCGTTGACCTGAGCGTCCTGTTTCAACTTCGCTATCTGTTCCTCGTACGGCTCGGCAAGGACCGCAGCCGACTCTAGGAAGTCTCGCGCTTCAGGGGTCATACCGTCATCTGCGGGGAGCTGTGGCGGCGGCGGACCGGTCTTAGCAGCGCCGGGTTTCGCTTGATACCCGCCTTTGCGCGGAGCAAGCCAGCTCATCGCTGTACCTCGTCCCGCAGTTGGGCAACGACCGCCTCAAACTCCCGATCACCCAAAGACGGCTCCCCCAGCAACACCCGCAACCTTTCCTGGGTGTCGGCTTTCAGCTCTTCCGGTGTGGGGAAGAACCTGAACCGGGAAGCGAGGAACAACCACACACGGCGCATCACGACTCCATCTCCAAACGGGCTAACAGCCGCCGTGAAGGGCCGTCGTCCAGGGTGAACGTGAGCAAGTCGATATCGGCTGTTACGGTCACTTCGTCTTCCTGAAGTTCTGGCATAGCGCGGTCGATGGCCACCAGAAGCTTGCTAACTTCGCCGAAGTTCGTCGGTAACCGCAGTTCCCAGACAACGTTGGTCGTCTGAATAATTCGTCGGGTGTAGTCGGCCATGTCAGTGCTCCTTCTTCGATCCGAGCGCCCACCCAGCAACACACAGGGCTACACCAAGGAGCAGGGCCATGCCGCCGATGCGGAGGAACTTACTGGTCTCCGCACCTGTGTTGGCTAGGGTGTTTGAGGCTGTTGGGCCGGCGCCCTGAACCATCACCGGCCCAACAGTCGCCTCGGCGGTACCAAAACCGCTACTCGGGTTGCTGCTGTCGGTAAGCGTGGCGGAGGCCGGAGTCGCTTTCACAGGCGAGGAGTGCGTTGATGTCTGCGGCGATGTCGTAGCCGATGGTGTGGGCGACGTGGGCGAGGAACTCAGCCCGCTGCTCATCGGAGAGCTGGTCGGCGAAGGTGGTGTTGTCGTCGACGAAGTGGGCAAAGGTGAAGTTGATGAGGTCGGCGAGGACCCTGTGGTGGTCACCGGCGACGTTAAGGGTGAAGTGACTGGCGCCGTAGGTGAGCTTGACGTCGAGGCTGATTTCGTCGGGCACGGTTTAGTCGCTTTCTGCGTGCTGGGCGCGGTACCCATAGGAACCCCACCAGGACCGACGGAGATCGTTCTGGACGGGCTGCTGTGGGACGGCGAGACGGACATCGATCCAGTCGATGAACCACTGGACTTCCCGCTCCAACTCGGCCACGGACCATGGCTGTGCGTCGGACACGGTGTTCTCCCTGAAGTAGCGTGAGCGGGCACCAAAGCCCACGGACCAGACAAAAACCCAAGAACGAACAACCCGCCGAAGATCAACAACTTTGCCCGCCGGGTCAACCGCCAATCCGGATCCCCACGATGATCCGAATACCGGAACTCATCCATCGGACTCATGACGGAAGCTCGGCAATCTGCCTCAACGCTTCGCGCACGTCATCAACCGTCAAGTCACCGAGTACGTCGTCGGTGATAGGCGTGTCGTAGCAGAGGTGGCCATCCGAGTCGAGCACCGCCAGTTCGTAAAGGCCACGGTTACCGCCGTAGGCCATCGGACTGTTGATCACGCTGGCGCCGTAACCATTCGCGAACTTGAACTTCCACTGGTCTCCACCGTTCAGGCGGCAGTGCTCTGAGGGGGACTCGATGAATGGATTCGAAGAAGGGACCGGTACCGTCGGCGGTTCGTAAGGCGTCGCCGCGTAACGGCCCATGCTGTCTATCGCGTCCATAATTCGGCTAAGATCGGTCATTGCCGGTGCCTCTTTCTTCAGGTAGGGGTGCTGGTCTGGCGTCGTTCCCGTGCTGGGGAACGACGCCGCTTTACGTCAGGACGCTCGCGAGGCGTGTTGGGGCGGCGAGTCCGTCCAGCCACTTCTGCTGCCGGCATCGCCCCCGATGGGCGCCGGTGAAACGGGGGGCTGCTCGCTCTTACGTGTGGCTTCGCCCCGGCGCATCAGGCTGCGACCTTTGAGAAGAAGCTGCTCACCGGCACGTTCAGGAAGGTCGCTATCTCCTGAAGGTCTTCGATCCGGAACGAGGCCTTGCCTGCGAGGCGTCGGCTGATCGTGGCCTGGGTTACGCGCAGATGTCGGGCCAAATCGCCCTGTTGCTTCTGCTGCCGGGCCATCTCTGCCCGCACCTCCGCCGCTACTGCTTCGGTCAGAGTTTGCGTCATGGGTACTTTTTATAAGCTGAGCTGAAAAATGTCAAGTCAGCTGATCAGATATGCGTCCGCGTGTCGCTTACATGCCAGGGATGTAGATCACGCTCTGTGCCCGTTGCTACATCCGTGCATGGGATATACGCTCTGAGCATGACAAGTGCACCGATTGACGAATACACGCCACCGGATCTGGATCGCTACACACGCCTGATCGCTGCCGAGGTCAGGGCTGAGATGGCACGCCAGAACATCACTCAGACGGCGATCGCCAGGAATGTCCTGGGCACCTACCCGTCGAAGGCTCAGCCACGCTTCAAGGGCCTGATCCCCTTCACGGCCGCTGAGCTGCTAGCTATCGCCGATTACCTCGACACAGATGTCGTCCAGTTCCTCGCCGCAGCCAAGGGCAACCGGCCTACACCCTTCGGGGGCGTCATAGGTTCTCAACGGTACGAGGAGTCGTACATGTCACTCATCGCTGGTACGGCCGAGATTACGTCTCCTCGGACCGGACAGCTAGCTCTGGTCGGCGCTGCGTAAAGCAAATGTTTGCAAACTTTGCCTATTGCGCTTTGCCATAACACAGGCCTAACGTCCGGGATGCGCGCATACCATACTTAGAACACATAACAGGGGCAAACGTGACAACAACGGACCAAGACACAGTGAAAACATTCGCCGAAGCCATGGGCGCGCTGAAACTCCGCCCTATCACGATCAGTAAACGGCTCGACATCATCCGCCGACTCTCGTTCTTCCTCGGCGACACCAATCTCCTCGCAGCTGACCTTGACCAGCTCCGCGAGTTTCAGAAGACCTTCGCGAACCTCAGCCCTGCCTCCGTCAACGTGTACACACGGCACGTGCGGGCGTTCTACCTGTGGGCGTTCGACACCGAACGGATCCCCGCCAACACCGCGGCCAGGCTCCGCGTCCCCCGAGTCCCCAAAGCGGTACCCCACCCCACATCGATGGCGGACCTTCGAGTAGTGCTGAAGTGCGCACCCAACCACCTACGCACCACCTACATCCTGGCGTCGTTCGCTGGTCTCCGCTGCGGCGAGATCGCCCGCCTACGCACCGAACACCTCGACCTCAACACCCCCACCCCAACCGCCCTCATCGACGGCAAAGGCGGCAAACAGCGCATCGTGCCGCTCCTCTCCCCCGTAGCGAACGAACTCCGCTACCGAGCTCGAGGATGGGTCGTCACCCAAACGAACGGCGGGAACTGGTCACCCGAATCCCTATCGGCGCAGTCCACCGCGTTCCTGCACTCGATCGGCGTCCCCACCACCCTGCACTCCATGCGGCATTTCTTCGCCACCATGGCTGTGCGGCTCACCAAGGACACCCTGTTGGTTCGAGACCTCCTGGGCCACGCCAGCGTCCAAACAACTGAGGGGTACATGCAGATGGACCCCACTTCGGCGTTCAGCCAATTGGACGGGCTGAACAGCATCTTCAGCGACCTACTCGGAGCGGCTTGACAGTCCTCTTACTCGCAGTCAGGATCACGCTCATGGGCTTATTCCGCGAAACACCCGAGCAGAAGGCCGCACGGCTGGCCCGGCGCGCTGAGGGTTTCCAGAAGATCCGCGATAACCAGGCAGCACGAAAGGCTGCCCACGAAGCGCGGGCGTTCAAAGGGCTGAAGATCGATGGAGACCAGATCTCCTACCAGGGAGAAGGTGGGCCCCTCGCGGGTGCCCGCGCAACAGTGGAAAGCGAGGGCGACATCGACCGGAGGATCACCGCGACACGCCTCATCCTGACCGGCCCGTTCGCCCTCGGCATGCGGAAGAAGAGGGACACTCGACAGCTCTATCTGACTGTTGAAGGTGTCGGCTTCGGATTTGTGGTGGAAGTCCACCCGAGCAAGAGCCTTGAGGCGAGACGACTAGCTGCCCAGATCAACGCCGCGAGTACCGCCTGAAAACGCAAAAGGGCCGCCCCTGCACTCGTCTCGGGGGAAAGACGTGTGCAGGGGCGGGGCGTTAGTTGGTCGTGACCGTGACCAAAGGGGCAGAACTAGACGTCACCGACACCAACGGCGCAGCAGAGGACACCGCTGTGACCAAAGGTTGGGTGGATCCGGTGACGGTGATCGGTAGGACCGCGGGGTTGGGGCCGGCGCCCGAGATGGTCGGGGCGGGAGCTGCCGTCACCACGATCGCCTTGACGGCTAGAACAACCGCGCCGACGGTTACGGTGGGCGGTTTAGCCAATGCAGTGGCAGTCGCAACGACAGCCGTGACAGCACCCGTAACAGCGCCTGTGACTGCGGGCGCTCTCGCCGCTGTGACAGCCGAAGCGGCTACAGCAGCAACCGCTCCGGCGGCTGTCCCCGTGACCGCAGGCGATGCTGCCGCAGCAGTGGCCGCCGCTGTGACCGCTGTGACTGCGGCGTTCGCGACACCGGTAACCGTGGGGGCCTTGGCCTGAGTAGTGATGGTGGCCACCGTGGCGATCACGGTGCCACCGGACGTGGTACTCACCGCGGGTGCCACCGCCACCGTTACAACAGTGGCTGTGACCGCTGGGACGGTTGCGCCGCCCTGCACTTGGGGGGCGGAGGCGTTGGCGGTGACCGTCGCTGGGCCGCCACCGGAGATGACCGTTTCCCCCGTGATGCCCGGTGCCGGCGCGGTGGTAGTTGCGGTCGCTACTGTCACGGTGGTCGTGACGTTGATGACCCCAGTCACCACGGGTGGTTTCGCCAGCGTTATCGCGGCAGCTACGACGGCGTTGACCTGCCCGGTGGAAGCAGCCGACACGGCTGGTGTCGGTGCGACCGCAGCGGTTGTGGCCACCACGGCAGCGACCACAGCAGCACCTGTGACGACAGGAGGACGCCCCGCCGCTACAGCGGCCGCTGCGACCGCGGTCACAGCGCCACCCCCTGACGCCCCTGGGGGGACAGCAGTGGCCGTGCCGGTAGCAACGACTGCCGCGACGGTGGCGCCACCAGCAACAGTCGGTGGAACACCGACCGCAGTCGCAGTGGCTGCGGTCGCGATGACCGACGCGTCACCGCTGGACCCAGCTGTTACTTCGATGTCGGCGTAGAAGTTCGTGTTCGTCGTGCTCGTGGGTTCAGCCAGGCTGGTGCCGTAGGTGAACACCCCACCGCCGGCGATGGAATGCAACGGGGAGTTATTGATCGCCGAGGCGAGCTCGCTGCCGGTGAAGGGGTACCCGGACCCTGATCCCTGATCGGGAGTCAGGTAGCCAACCGTGTATGTCTGCCCTGTGGTGAGGCTGGCGGAGGCTGACCAGTTGATCCACACCCAGGAGTCGTTCGGGTCGCCTGCGACCTGGGTTCTTGAGCCGGACGCGATCAGCGTTCCGGCGCCGTTCCATAACCCCATGTTGATGGTGGCGTTGTCGTACAGGGAGCGGATCGACGCGAATAGGTAGTACCGTGCCCGGGTCGTCGTGCAGTTGGTGTCGACGGTGAACTGAACACCTACGTTGACTTGGGAGTCAGCTCCGCCATTCTGTGGGGTTTGGGTCGTGAAGATCGTCGTCGGGGTGCCCCCGCTGCCACCAGATACAACAGGCACTGCAGCGGCGGTGACAGCGGCAGCCGCGACGGCTGTGACGGAACCGGTAGCCGTCCCACTGACCGCGGGGGCGGCGGCTGCGGTAGTAGCCGCTGCGGTAACGGCGGTCACCGCAGCGTTGATGACCCCAGAGACCGCGGGGCCAGGTGCTGCGGTGGTCGCGGTTGCGGTAACGGCGGTGACCGAACCGTTCGTGGATCCAGCTTGGATCTCGACGACGATCAGGGAGTACTTCTGCCCGGTCGGGGCGCTCATGCCGTAGGTGTTCGCGCCAGCGGTGCCGGCGTTGGCGTAGTACTGGATGTAGGCGCAGTAGTGCGCACCATCCTGCGAGCTGATGATGTTCGAACCGGTCGAGCTGTTGACCGTGCGATACGTGGTCGCGCCAGTAACAGCGTTCCAGTCCGCGCACGCCATCACAACGAAACTGCTCGAAGCGCCAGTGGTGAACGACAACGACGGCGCACCGGTGGTCACCGTCGCTTTCGCTGACGTGACCGTCCCGGACCCACCAGTGATGCGGATGATCGTGAATCCCCAGTTCACCGCAGTGCCAGTATTCGCCACCGACGCGGTGAACGTCTGCCCCTGCCCCGTTCCGACAACGGCGGACCAGACGTGGTTTTCTGATGTTGATGCGGCGGAGATCGCCTGCTGACTGGTCCACGAGAACCCGGTCTGCCCGGTTGGGGTTCCCAGGGTGGTGGTGCCCTCGGACATGCCGACGCAGATCAGCACATCTCCGACCGCGCAGGTGACGCTCACCGTTTTGGTGGTGGTGGCGTTCTGGTACCCGACCGCTGGGGTGTAGGAGGTGCTGAGCGCAGGCATCAGTACCCCCTAGACGTCGGTGTTGGAGATGAAAGATGCCTCGCTGTATGAGCCGGAATAGTCACCGCCGCCGACATCTGACCCGTCGGGGATCCAGTACTTCCCGTCGTTCCCGGAAGTCCCCCACGCCCACGTCAACCCCGACAGCCACGGGAAGCGGGCCAACATGTTGCTGTCCGCCTGGGTGCGCCACTTGTTCCGCGCCCACGTCGACCCCGTCGCGGTCACCCAATCCAGGTTCGGGTACATCGGCCCGAACGCCGGCTTCAACAGAGTCCACCACTCGTTGTCGGTGAACGTGATGTTCGTGGCCATGCCGTTGGAGACGCCGAAGCAGATGCCGTACCCGGCGCCGTAGAACACACTGTTGGTGACCTTGATGTTGGAGAAGGTGCCGTTCTGGAACGCCAGCAGGTTCGTGTTGCCGGTGAACCCGATGATGCAGTGGTCGATCCAGATGCCCTTCGCGGTCTCCCCGTTGTTCAGGGTGCCGATGCCGTCGGTGTGATAGGTGTTGTCCGGGCAGGCGTCGTGGATCCAGGTGTCCTGGATGAGTAGCCAGTCGGATTGGGTGGCCCCGTTGTCGCCGAAGCAGGTGATGCAGTTACCGAAGCCGCGGAAGTCGCAGTTCGTGATCTGCGTGCCCTTCGCCATGGCGGTGCTGCCCCAGTCGCCCATGGCGAACCCGAACTGGTACGAGTTCGCGAACGATGTGGGCGGCCCGGAATCGTTTGGGACGAACGTCCCGTAATCCAGCTTCGGACCGGTGCCGGCGGTTTGCAGTCCCCACAGGATGTCTTGGTTGCCGATCTTCGCCTGGAATCCCTGAAAGGTGACGTTGCTGTTCGTGATCAGCTTCGTCCCGAAGGAGTAGTTCCGGTACGTGCCGTTGTCCGCGACAGTCAGGCCCGATCCGCTCGCGAGGCTGCCGGCATAGTTCGGTGAGCCTGCGAACCCGGGGGTGTTGCGGTAGCCGGCGCCGGTTAGGGACGGCTCGACCGTGTTCCGATCCTTGAACGTGGCACCAACAATGTTGATGGCCACATCAGGAAGCGGTGATAGTCACGATCCCGGCAGCGTCCCAGGTGATGACGAAGTTGCCACCCGAGGACACCACATCAGCGCCGAAGTCGACGTAGCAGATCAGGGCACTGGTCGAGTCCGTTCCGGTGGAGTCGTACACCACGGCGTAGCGGGCGGTGATTGTCGACGATGACCAGGTGACATCCGCAGCATCTAGGGTCGTAACTTCCGACGTCGAGGAGATCGTCTTCGACGCCAACGTGGCCCCACCTGCGGTGTACCCAGTACCGGTCACCTCGTTCGTTACTGAGGATTTGTAGGCGTGGGTGGCCTGCGCCGGGGTGTACGCCGACGTGCACAGCATCACTTTGATGGTGTCGGTGTCGTAGTCGATTTCCTTGTTCAACATCTTCACGGGCGCCTGGCCGTAGACGTGCGCGGTGACTGCCATTCCGGTCTCCTCGTTTTCGGGCAACAAAAAGCCCCACCAAGTGGCGGGGCTTTCAGGGATTTGGGCTAGGTGGTGGGTGGAACGGCAGCAGTGGAGATATCAACTGCGGGCGCGGCAACCACCCCGTCGAGCTTGTCCTGCACCTGGTTGGCGAGCTTCGCGACAGGGGTGACGAACTTGCGCACCACCCACGCCAACCCCAACGTCGCCACAGGGACAGCAGCGGTCACCACAACTTGGGTGAGGCTTGAGGCCTGCGTGGAGGTGATCACCCCGTGAGTGACCAGGAACGCCAACACAGCCCCGGTAACGGCTTTCACCACGCCCGTGACCATGACCGGTTCGTAGGAGATCAGCTTCGCCAGCAGGCTGTCTCCGACCTTCTCGTGATCGCCGGTCATGAGAGATGCGCTTTCACGCTGGAACCGACAGACGCAGCAGTCAGCGAATAGCTAGTGTCCGTCGACGTCGAGCACCAGATCGTCGCCGGGATGTATCGGTGAATCGGGCACCCCGCCGTTGATCCGCAGGTGCACATCATCGACGGATAAACCCCGTCGTAGTAGCTGTGCTCGGTCTCAGTGATGGTCTCCGACACCATGCGGCCCTCTTCATCGAACTCCCGCTTGGTCACCTTCGTCTTTGTCATGGCTTCACCGTCGGGATGGCGTTCAGCTGCGCCTGCGAGAACGACCGCTCCTCATACGACTGGGTTTCGCTGATCATCCGCTGGATGATCGCTTCGTCGTTGCCGGTCGCGACCTGGATCTTCGCGGTCAGATCGTTGCGCACGATGAACGTCACCGGATTGCCGGCTGCGTCCTGACCTTTCACGTGGAAGTTCTTGGGCATGTCGTCCTCGTCCCCCTCAGTTGGGTTGGTGATAGGTGTCCCCCCGCCCGAAGGCGAGTAGCTGTTCAGCCAACGGTTGGCATCACACCGACCCGGCAAACCCGGGAAGATCTGCGCGTTGGTGTACTGGCGGGCCAGAATGTTCAGGCTGAACCGGTTATTGATCTGCCCGTCCGAGCTGTTGCTGTAGTCGGACAGGTACACCGGAAGTCGGCTCACGGCGGCAATGCACTGCGGCTTACCTTCGAGGTACCAGTTGCCGGTGTAGACACCGAGCCGGTAGCCGGGCATCTGCGTATGCACCCGGGCGGCGAACTGGTTCAGTTGATCGGCCCGCTGCCCGTCCCCCGGGTCTTGTGCCTTGTCCGTAACCTCGAAGTCGACCATCAGCTCGTCGCCGAGCTTGAGTTGCGAATCGATCAGACCTAGGAAGTAGTCGGCCTGCTGGATTGGGTCGGCGTCCGGGCGCAACCAGTGGTACCGGCCCACAGAACCGCCCAGGCCGTGCATGGCGGCCGCGATCGTGTCCCCGTACCCCCAGTGGTACCCCACACCTTCTGAGGCCTTCAGCATCACGAACGTCCGCCCCGAACGCACGTAGGCGCCGACATCCATCGTCTGACTGCCGGTGAAGTTGTTACTTGATAGATCGGCGAAATCCACAATTCCCCCTAGTTGACTTGTCGCAGGATGCGTTCGTGTTCCTTCGCAGCCCACGCCTCATGCTGATCCATGCGGGACTTCAACACTGCCGTCGTCTCACGCATCGTCTGGATCGCCGACTTCGAATCCGATATGTCTATCTGCATCGGAGCCACCTGTGTCACAAGTACCGCGAGCGCCCTCGACTGTTCCGCCATCGCTGCTGCGTGCTCGTCCAATTTCGCATCCACCGATCCGAACTTGGCCAAGAGCTGCTTCAAGACCCAGCCCACGGCAACAAGAAGCACCGGCAAGCCGATACCGGTGATGTATCCGGCGGGGGTCGAAGCGAAATCAACTGCACTGATCAAGACCGGCTCCTATCCCCACATATCCCGTGGGCGCTGTTTGCCCAGCCACTTACGTAGTGCGATACGACGCGAAGATGTACATGGCATCCCCCGCCGCAGGTGCCGCAGGTTCCGCAGATCCCCAGATCTTCGCCGAGGCGTCACCGCGGAGCATCTGCATGATCGACCCGTTCAGGTAGGCGTCGTAGTGGTAATACGCCGACGAATGAAGGAGGTTCGCAGTACCGACCTGCGCGATCGCCGTTGCCACCGGCAAAGAAACCGAGTACGCCCCCGACCCGGCCGTCGGGCCGGTGCCGAAACCGATCTGGATGTGGACGATGACCAGCTTCCCCAGTTGCAAGTACTGCCCTGCGGTGGAACCACCCGTCCCCAAGTTCGGGTTGGTCACCGCACCGGTCACGGTGGGGGTGTAGGACAACCATGCCCCACCCAAAGCGTTCAGGTCAGCGGCGATCACCCCAGCCTGGGCGGCGGTGATCTCATCCCCCACTGCTGGGGTAGTGACGGTTGTCCCTGACCAGGCCACAAGAATCCCCTAAAGTGTGTAGGTAGCTTGGTGTGCGAGATGCACTTGGGAGCCAGCCGCCTGCGACGCCGCGATCGTGTGATTCGCACCCCGGGTGACACCGGTGAACGTCTGCGGCGACGACGACCCACTGGGGGCGGAGTTCAAAACGATCTCTTCCTCATTCACCTTGATCGACAACGGGTACCTCGCCGACACTGTGGTGAACGTCGGATACCCGGCGGTCGTGGTGACCTGAATGGTGGTTGTTCCAGCCGCGTACGTGCTTGTCAAGGTCATCGACGTGCCCGGCCCGTACCGGCCCTGCGTGGTGTCGTCATACAACCCGCGCACCGGATTGTCAGCCGAGGACAGGTCGTAGGTGATGGTGAAAACATCCGCGCCGAGGTTCACCGTCCAACCCTCAGCGTAGAAATCCATCTGAGATACCGGGGCCGCAGCCGCATCCAGTGAGGTAGCGCGGATCCTCGAGCCGATCTGCATCAACCCCACCGCGGTGAGAGACGCGGATGTGGCGGTCAGCATGTCCACCGTCAACTGGGGCACCCGGTAGGCGGGGTTTGCCTGCGCCGCCACCGCGTACTGCCCCAACGCCAACGCATCCAGGTCACTCATCGCGTACGATGTCAACGAGGTGGAGAACAACCCGAAGGCGGCAACCGAGTCCGTGTCGGTGTAGGTCTGCGTCGACGCCGTGTCTGAGGCGGTCGCCCGTGACACCACCGCTTGATTGACCAGGGTGCGGGAATCCAATGCGGGTGTGAACGTCACATCCAAATCCGCGCCCGCATCGAAGGTGGCCGCCACAGTGGTGCTGCGGAACGAACGGTCCGCGAACCTGGCCTTCCCATCGGGGGTCACATAGAACGCAGCCCCACCACCCTCAGTGACAGCCATGTCCTGGCAGTACTGAAGAGCTGTTTTCCCCGCCTGGGGGTAGGAGTTCACCACGGCGGAACCGGTGTCCAGGTTCCACTGTGAGGAATCCAAACCAGCCCACGTCAACACCCGGGCGATCCTGGCGCCCGTGGTGTCACCGGCGTACCCGGTCGCCGCTGCGTAATGCGCCGCCAACCGGGTGCTGCTTGGTGCTGTGGGATACAACGACAGGTACCCGACATTCCCGGAGAACAATCCGCCTGGCTTGCCCACATACACACCGCTGGCACCAGTGGAAGTGCCGCTGACGTTCGCGGAACCGATCGATACCGCATCCACCCACAGCGTCAGCTGGGTCCGCGGCGGCCCAGTCAGGGTGACCACTGTGAACGCCAACGCATGCCACAAACCGTCGGCGATACTGTTCGTGGAGGTGGCCACGGTGCTGCCGTTTTGCACCATCACCACATGCCCACTGGTATCGACCTGAATCTCCAAGGACACCAGAGTGGTGTTCACGAGAAGCGCTGTCTCCGTGGCCGCCGGCACACTGAGTTGGACGAAGATCTCCCCACCGAACATGCCGAACGTCCCAATGGTGGTCTGCAACGGCGCGAACAAGTAGCTACCGTTGCTCACCGACGGTGGGGTCAACGCAAAGGCGGTCCCATTCCCAGAGCCGACGCCGTTACCACCGAAAGCCGCATCCCCACCGCCCGTGCCCGTAACGGCTGGGACCAGCGGGTAAGCCCCCGGCGGAACCTCATACAGAGCCGTGGTCGGGGAAGAGAACGACCCCAACTGAACTGCGTACGCCGACCCCGTGGGGTCCGTCAACGGCCAGAACAAACCCGGGTCGTCGAACAGGACCTCCTGCATCAAAGGGGCCTGCAACACGCACCGACTAAGCCGGTCAGAGATGTCGATGGCCTCCACCACCACGGATGGGGTCATCCCATCGTTGCCCATCGTCGGCTTCCACGCCTTGATGAACCCCGTGTACAGGTAGTAGGTGGTGGCCGATACCACGTACAGGAGTTGGATCCGCTTCTCCGGAACCACATTCGGGTACAGGCTGTTCGCTGTCGTCCCATCCGCGAGCACCTGCCGGCCCGGGGTGTACGCCCCCTCACCTTTCGAGCAGGCCCTCGAGTTATCCAACGTCACCGTAAACGACGCAGGCGCGGCAGCGGAGTACTCGGAGTTCCGGCCGAACTTGAATGACGCCGCCGACATTGACGCGTCCGCGGTCACATCAGTCCACATACCCGAGTACAGGGCGCCGAACTCGATCTGTAACTTCACCCCAGGAGGCAGCCCCGTCATCGGACCGCAGTCGCGGGGATCTGGAACTGCCCCTGGTAGGCCTGCCGGCTGATCTCCGGGGTGATCTTCTGCGCGAACTCCTGCAACGACCCATACACCGCGCCCGTGAAGTGGATGTGGACTTCGGCAGGGCCGGTGCTGATACCTCCGCCACGAACAGCCTGGGCGTCCCCAGCAGCGATCGCCTTCGAGGTGGTGTTATCCGACAGCAGCGCCGTCATAGACCCGGTCGCCAGCCCGGCGTTTGAGGTGATGCCGTTGCTGAATCCGGTCACGACGTTGGTGCCGATCTCGTGGAACACCGTGGATGGGGAGTGGATGCCGAGGAGACCCTTCGCACCGTCGACGACGGACCCGGCGATGTTCTTCGCGACGTTCTTAGCGGCATCGAGCATCGACTTCATGCCGTTGATGAGGCCTTGGATGAGGTCCTTGCCGGCGTCGTACAGCAGTGTGCCGGCGTTGCTGAAGACGTCGGCGATCTTCCCCGGCAATGACAGGTAGAACCCGACGTAGGTTTCGACGGCGCCCTTCGTCCAGTTGATGACGTCCTGGAACCCTTGCTTGATCGCGCCCCAGTTCTTGACGATCGCCGCCACAGCCAACCCAATCGGGCCGGTGAGGATCGTCAGGATGAGTGGCCAGTTCGATTTGATCCAGTTCCACACAGCGGATGCTGCGTTCTGGATTGCGCCCCACGCTGCACGCCATAGTTCCTGGAACCACTGGGTTTTCGTGGCAATGATGACGATCACTGCGATGACCGCGACGATCGCCAACGCCAGTAGGACCAGCGGATTAGCTGACATTGCAGCGTTGAACAGCCACTGTGCAGCAGTAGCGACCCCCAGGGCGACCTTCTGAGCTCCGAGCGCGAACGTTTGCAGGCCGGTAGCTGCCGCGGCTTCGCCCGCCAATACCGCTTGGACACCTTGCACCACATTCCACGCAGCCGTAGCTGCGGTCAAACCAACGATCGCGGCAACGATGATCCCGACTATGACCTTGTGGTCCATCCAGAACTGAGTCATGGCCTTGATCGCTGGTAGCGCGTAGTCGGTGATGAACCCGATCAGGCTCGTGACCGCCGGCAGCAGATCAGTGACAACGGCTTGGGAGATGTCCTCGAACGACCTCTGAGCCCTCTGTAACTGCCCCGGCAACGACTGTCCCGCAGCCTTCGCAGCCCCACCGAACTCGGTGTTGAGCTCACCCAGGATGACCTTCTGCGCACCAGCAGTGTCACCGGTCTTCACCATCGCCGCGATGGTTTCCTTCTGCTTATCCGTGAAGGACACACCAACACGGGTCAGTGCAGTGATGCCCTTCACCGGATCGTTCAACGCCTTGCCCAACACGATTGCCTGAGACGAGGCATCCCCGCCGAGCTTCGCGGCCATGTCCGCGGCGGCAACGGTGGCCTGGTCAAAGATCTTGTCCGGGCCGTTGTTCTTGATATTCGTGAACGTCAGCAGCAGTTGCTCCGCGCCAACGATCGAATCGTCCGTCTGCCCAGAATAGTTCTGAATGCTCGACGCCAGGGCTTCCATGCTGTCAACGGTGGTGTTCGCCGCGTTGCCGGTGGACTTCAGGCCGGCCTCGAGCTGCGCCTGACCCGCCGATGCGTCCTTCGTCTCGTCATACCCGGTCTTCAGAAGAACCCCAACACCACCAGCGATAGCCGCCAGCCCGATACCGGCGGCTTTACCCAACGCGGCAGCTTTCGACGACGACTTCTCAGCCTCATCACCAACACCTCTAAGGGCGCTAGTCGCGGACTTATCTATACCGAGAAGGATCATCCTGAGGGTCATGTCAGCCACGGCCGCTCTCCTTCATCGATTCGTTGTAAGCATCAGCGGCCTGCGCCAAGCCCAGCCATACCCCGTAGGGCAGGTTCCAAATGGAGGTCGGAACCTCATCTCCGTGTGGGCTGATCGACGGCCACAGGTGGCACACCGTGGTGATCCTTCGGTACACCGAAGACTTCAGATCGTCGGAGTGTCTACTACTCCTGGGTTTGCGGCCTGCCCGGAACCCTTGCGGCTCCGGGCCTTCGTAGGGTTTGGCCTTTTGTGGTCCTGAGGATCAGGGAGCACCACCAACTTCGACATCGGGAAGTCGATGGCCTGTTCGAACGTGACCTGCTCGCCTGCGAGTTTCCGCGCCGCCCAAATGCTCACCGCGGTCATCCACATGATGTCCGGGTGCGCAGCCCGTTCCTTGTCGGTCTTCAGCTCGTTGATCGAATCGGACATCTGCTGTAAGACTCCGGTGTTCAGGGGGCGCCCGAAGTCCGCTGTCTCTTTCTCAAGTTGCAACAGGTACTTCAACGACAGGTCATCCAAAGACCCCGAGTCGTACAGCTTTCCCTCAATTTGGAACTTCATGTTTCCCCCTGGGCTAACCTGTTGACCAACTCGGTGACGTCATCGACAATCTTCTGCTGAATGGCCGGTGCGTCCTCGTTGAACGCATCGGTGAACGCATGCGCGGGGATCGCCTGGTCAACCCAAAGCTTCACCTGTGTCGTCGTTTTACGAAGCCATTTACGGGTTGTGACCGCTTTGGTGCGCTCGAACACGGGGTGCCGGATGGTGCCGGCGTCCATCGCACCAAGCTTGTACTTTTGCCGCGTCGTTAACGTGACAGCGGCGCGCAGCGATGTGGCCTGCACCCGGACAGTTCCACTGGCGACGCGGTCCCGCAAACCGCCCTTGGCGGGAAGCTTCTGCGCTCCCTTCAGGAGAACGTATTTCCCGAAGGGTTGGGCCACATCCCGGATCGACTTCGCGAGTTCCTTTTGCAGCCCGGCGTCTTTGAGGCGTTGCGCAGCGCGTTGAAATTCCGCTGTGTTGACCTCAATGTCATCGGCCATCTACAGGGCGGTGTCGGCGGTGCGGGTCACGATCCAGATCGGCTGCGCCGCCGTGAGGTTGTCCAACACCTGGAAGGACATGTTCTGCAAGATCAGGTCGGTGCCGTTCGTCTTCGCCAACTCGGAGTCGAACTTCACCTCCGGTAGGACGATCTGCAACGTCTCATTACCCGTGGTTAGGGCGCCGGCGGTGTAGTTCAGGATGATGCACAGCGGGGTCTCGTTCAGCACCGCGTCACGGAACGTGGTGGAGTCGTACTCCACATCCATTTTCCCGCTGATTTCCCGCAACCCAACGGTGGGCTTCGACATGCGCCCTGACCCGCCGAAGTTGTACCGGTTGTCGGTCAGGTTGTGGTTCACCGTGAACGACCCGCCACGAACGTCTGCGATCGTCGTCGACCCCGACGCCAACGTCGTGGAGGTGGGGGCCGTCAGCGTGCCGGACGAGATCGAGCCGTTCGCGAAGTGGAACAGGTTCGGCGACGTCACATAGGACGGGGACGTGTACGCCGTGGCCGTGGTCAGATCAGCGGCGACGATGGTGGTCTTCAGCATGGCGATGTCATCGTTGGTGAAGTCGAACTCGAACGACTCCACCATGCACCCCAGGAAGGTGTAGGCATCGACGGTTCCGCCGACCTCCGCCAAACCCTTCTGGATCGTCGCCGACTTCGGGGTATCACCCAGGGTGAAGACCTGCTGATACACACCCGTGGACACAAGGGTGGAGGCGCCGGAGCCCATGCACAGCTCCCATAGGGTGCCCATGCCCTTCGAGGTGCACTCCATCGTGAAGTCCCCACCACCAGCAGCGGTGGGCACCACGCGGCGGGCGGAGCGGGCTACCCGCCCACCAACGCGGAGGCCTTTGCCTTGCTTGATGTTCTTCTTCCAGTCCAATGACTCATCGACGTACTCCACCCAACGGTCGACCGTGACACCGGTCTTGTAGGTGGTTTCGGCTTTGAAGCCGACAGACGCATCCTGGAAAGTTGCCATCAGGCTTCCTCGTTCGACTCAGGGGTGGGTTCGGGATCAACGGGATCGGGGGCCGCGGCCTGCGCTGCGGCATCAACCGGCGCGAACACCTCCGGTTGGATCAGTAGCAGCCCCGCATGCTCGTCGGAGACCTCGATCTCCTCGCCGGCCTTCAGGCAGTTGTCCCCCTGCCGGTTCAGCAGAGGAACATCCAGGTCACCCAGTGGGCTGACGTTCTTGATGGTCGGCACAATTGCCTCCGTTAGTAGCGGATGAGGGCGGTGAGGGTGGCGGTCAACTCGACGACCCGACCCATCACGGATGGGGTGCCGGCGCGAACCGACTCAGGGTCATACGCAATGGATCCGGTCGGACCGGAGATCGCTGAGATCCACGAGTCCCGGCACGTCCCACCGAAGGATTCGTTGGGGCTGACCCGGAGGTAGTTCTCCAACGCCAACTCGAGGGCGGTCACCGATGTCAGGCAGGGTGCGTACGCTTCCGGGCCGCCAGGGGTGTACACGGAGAACAGCACCGACAGCTCACACGCGAGTTCCCTCGAGCGGTTCGTCCCCAACGTGGGGCGGGCGATTTGCGAGGGCTGTACGTCCATTACAGCGACGATCGCCGACGGCTGGTACTGCCCCGGGTCGCCGAAGGACACCAACACTGGTGTCCCGTCTGGGGCCGTTGATGAGGCGTATAGCGATTGGCAGGCGGTGTAGACACCGGTCATGACACCGATGAGGGTTTGCGTCATCAGCCGATCCCTGGGGGGCGGGACGAGTCGGCGCACAACTCGATCACCGCACGCGGAACCGCATACCCCGATGGTGTCGACCCGAGCGTGGTTTCGGGGGAACCCATCTGCGGGCGGAAACCCTGCTGCTCCGTCTGGTACAGGTGGCGGATCAGGCGGCGGGCAGCCAGCAGATGGTTCCCGGCCAGGACCCGGCCGGTGACGTAGGTGACCTGAACGTTCCTAGTTCCGGAGACGAAGTTGATCGCCACCCCGGAAGCGCGGCGGGTGATGATTCCCGTGGTCAAATCCACGGTGTAGGCGAACGCATCCCCTGACCCTGACCCGGAGAAGATGTCCTGCGCGGTGAGGGTGCGCACATAGTTGGATCCGTAGGATTCGATGATGCTGGTGATCGACATGACCGGCGCCCACAACAACCCGATCTGCGGCCGCCCACCGTCATACGACTCGATGCGGGTCCGGGCCACGATCGAGCCGATGAGGTCTTCCATGATCGGGGTTGCGGCCTGAATGAATAGGCGCAGGTCCTCATCGTTGACCGTGTTCGCCGCCGCCAACCCCAACCCTTTGCGGGCCTGGTCGAGGGAGATCACGAACGCTGGGGCGGCAACGTTGAACACGTCGGACTGGACGAAAGCGTTCGACCCCGTCGCGGTCCACGTGAACGTGTGCTGCCCGACCTGGGTGGTGACGTAATTGAACGAGTAGTTCCCCGTCGACGGGTGCAACACCGAGGGGCTGGCGGTGGACTGGTCCGGCAACGTCACCAACACGCTCACAGACCCGGCATCAACAAGGGTGCCGGTAGCGTCCTTCACGGTGATGGCGTTGGTGTAGGTGTCACCTGCCTCATACATCGGTGACCTCGGCTAAGGTCTCGACGTCCAATTGGCATTCGAGCACGATCGTGGCCGTGACGAAGTTCCGGGCGTCGGCATGAATATCGACTGAGATGACACCGAGGGTTATGTCCTTACCGTCGAGTTCAACCACGCAATCGTTGCCGAAACCGGTTGGGCATTTCAGGGACAGCAGCTGGTAGTCGCTCACGTGTGCTCCTCAGGTGGGCGCACAGCGGTCTCCCGACGGTTCAGCTTGTCCAGTTCCGCCTTCAGCTCTTGAGCGCGTTTGCGGTCACCTGAGCGGATAGCGACAGCGAGGCGGGCGCGGAGTTGACGCAAACGGTCCATCACGTGCCCCTCGCTGCTAGATGGTGCTTCTCGGACAACCAGAACCGCTTACGATGCGGCAACGTCACCCCGGTATTCGCATGGATCCGGTACCCGAGCTCGCGGGCGCGGGCGCAGAAGAAGTGATCCTCGGAGAACCAATCCCCGTTCACCGGCATGTCCTGGAACCAGCACCAGTTCAAACCTTGGTGGGGTGAGGCATCGGCTTGGAACTTCTCGAACACCGACCGGTGCACCATTAGGCAGCCGGTGCCAGCGGAGTCGACCTCGATCACACTGTCCTGCGGGTAGTCCATGATCGGCAGGAACGTCGCCGTCCCAGGGACAGAGGTGAAGATAAGCGGGCAGGCGGTGGGGTAGTACTCACCCGGCCACGCCCCGAAGTACAGGCCGGCCATGATCGGCCGCTCCACATCGTGAACCGAGTCGATGAGCTTGTCGAACGCCTCCAACGACATCTGCTCGTCGGAGTCGATCATCAGCAGCCACTGCGAATCCGTGTGCTCGAGGTACTGAGCGACCAGTTCGTTGCGGCCCCTGGATAGCAGGCCGCCCGCTTCAACCCTCAACAGGCCTTCGATGCGGCCCAACCGTTCGGCGTAGATCGACGCGATCGACATGGCGAACATGCCATCCACCACGCCCGGGTCGAGCCAACCGATGGCAACTTTGTCCCGGGCTCGCATCAGTCGATCTCTCGCAACACCCGAGCGTGCAACCCTGAACTCAGGATCATGATGCGGCGGGTGGTGTACCGACCGATCAGTTCTTTGATCCGGGCCGCCGCTTCATCGGATACCGGCCCGGGTGTCTCGAGCACGAACACATCGTCTGGCCGAAGCTCGAGGATGACTGCGTCTTGGACAAGCTTCTGAAGCTCTTCGTCTGTCATTTGCCTTCTCCTGGTAGGCGGGCGGCCCAGACCCAGGAGATCTGGGCCGCCCTATCCCCGTCAGCTATGCGGGGACACTTTGTGTTACGGAGCGACAAGCCCCGTACCGCGGAGCACCTGCACCGCGCCGGTGTAGCGGTTCGGGATGAACGCCAGGTAGCCCAGGACGCGGAACAGGATCGACGCGTTGTCCGCGTAGGTTGCGTCGAAGCTGGCGGTCTGCATCGCCGACTCGTACAGCCACAGCTGGTCCGTGCGCAGGACGTAAACCTCGTCCTGGTTCGTCGCGCTGTTGGCGGTGAGGGAGATGTTCGGGTCGGTGTACACGTTGTACGACCCGATCGTTCCCGCGAAGCCTTGGGCGACCTGATCCCCCGTGGTGCCAACCCCGTTGAAGCCAGGGCCGGCCGGGACGATCAGAGGGCGGTTCGAGGAGTCAGCGGAACCGACCACCCACGCCCACCGGTTCGGGTGCATGACCACAGCGTTCGCCGGCTCGAAGATCGCCGTCTGCACCGCAGCGGCCGCCTTCGACAGGGCGTAGTAGAACGAGTTCGCCGACGTGGTGCCATCCGCGACCTTCGGGGTCGCCGTGGTGAACGCCGTCGCCGTGGGAACACCGACGAGGCCTCGTACCTGGCCGTTCGCGTTCGTGCCGTACAGCACCTGAGTGTCGACCTGCACCGCGTACGCCTTCGCCAGGTCCTGAAGGATGACCCGGTCGAACGGGATACCGGACTGCTGCAGCAACTGCAAGGAGATGATCTGCTTGCCGCCGACAGTCGTGATACCCGAGGACACCGACGTGGTCGTCATAGCCGTGTCAGACAGGGCACTGTTCTGCGTCTGCTGCACGGCCACGGTGACACCGGAGGCGACCTTCGGGAGGTTGATCGAGGACACACCGGAAGGCAGCGTGTCCTTCTGGCACAGATCCGCTGTCACGCGGCCGGCACGGGCCAGGGCGATGAAGTTCTCGATCTGCCACAGGGGCGGCGCGAACTCACCACCAGCACCAGCCGAGGTGGTCATGTCACCGGCGCGGGTTTCCTGCGACGCCGCAAGACGCGCACGGGCCGCATCAGCGCCGTTGAGTTGCAGCTTCGTCACCGCGATGTCGCGGAAGAAGCTGGTCGAGTGGTCACCATCGCGGTACACCGGGTTCGGTTCATTGCGGATACCCGAACCGACGGCGGTGGTCTGCCGGGCGCGGGTCTCCTCAGCGGCGACCGCGTCAGCGGCGGCCTGTCGAGCAGCGAGCTCGGTCAGCTCGTCGATGCGAACATCGATCTGCCGGATCTCTTCCACGGCCGCGGTGAAGCGGGCGTCCTCTTCGGGGGTGTACTTCAGGTCGGCGCGGGTCTCGACGGCCAGGTTGATGGCGTCGAGCTCGGCCTTGAGCGCAGCACGGCGCTCACGGAGCTTCTCTAGCATGATGGGCCCTTTCTGGGCTACGGGAATCGGGATGCCGGTTCGCGCGCACAGCAGGGACACCAAGGCCGCTAAGCGTTGATGTAGCCGGTGTTCGTCGGGATATGGCGGGTGGTGCTACAGCGCGAAGGTGCGCCGCTTACGGAGTTCCAGGAGCGCCTTCGCGGCGTTCTCCTGCATCTCCGACATCATGTCCGCGTCCTGCTCAACATCCGGGTTGGGGATGCCGAGGGCGTCGGCGATTTCATCCTGGGCGTTGTCGACGATCATGTCGATCGACGAGAAATACGCCAAGGCACGGGTAAGGACTGAGGCAATGTCCTCGTCGGTGGCGTCGCGGGTCTCCAACGCACGCAACGCTGAAGCGATCGCATCGATCGGCCGACCACCAGCCCGCACCGACACAGACGTGTTCGGGTTCGCCGGGTAGGTGACCACGCTGACGTCGCCGCCGTTCAAGTCCAACGACCTGAGGGTGCGTTTCGTCATGTCGTTCTCCCAGATGTCCTCGAGGACACGGAAACCGAATGACATTTCGTTGAGGTCACCGCGTTGCATCTTCGGCACCAGCGCTTGCACATCCGGGTCGGACCGGTCGAGGTTCGCCTCCGCCAGGAGGCCCTTCTTGTCCGTCGACAACATCAACGTCCCCGAGGTGGTCCGCGCCAACGGCAACCCGTCATGGTTGATCAGGAGCCGCACATCCGGCTTCTGCCCCAGTGTTCGCTTGAACGCATCCGGGTCGACGGTTTCGGTGTACCAGCCCATGTCGTACGGCTGGTTGAACGTGGACGCGTACCCGGTGAGGGTGAGGTGGTCGTCCCCCTGACGCACCTCGAGACCTGTCACCGCCATGCGACGCTCGAAAGTCTTCATGCAGGTTGCTCCGAATCAGCGGGGGCAGGGAGTGGAATGAGCTTCGGTTTACCGGTCGGGCCGACATCCATCGGCACCAACGCCAACAGGGCCTTCTGCTGGTCGGTCAGCGGCGGCATATCAGCCATAGCCCGGGCCTCATCCGGGGTCATCTGCTTCGACGCAATACCGATCGCCGTCGCCGTCAACTGGGTCATCAGATCCGTCCGCAGCAGCACCGACGGGTCGAACCGCACATGCTTCCCACCCGGCATCAACTGGGAGATCGCCGCTTCGATCTTCGACAGCCAGGGCTGAATGCTGTAGGTGAGGAAGTCGATGCCCTTGGATTGGATGTTCGCGTACGTCATCGAATTACCGGCTTCGGCGGCGATCATCTCCGGGGGCACACCGAAGATCCGGGCGATCTCCGCCACCCCCAACTTCTGGGTGGCGAGGAACTGCGACTCCTCCGGCGACACCGACAGTGTTTGGTACGTGGCGCCCGCGCCCAACACCAACGGTTCCCGCCCGATTATGCGGGACAGGATCCGTTCCTTGATCGTGCGGGCCTGCTCATCGTTGATCGGCGACTCGGACGTGATCACCGCCTGCGGATGCGGGGCGTCATTGAAATATCCCAGGGAGAACTGCTGGATCGCCTGCTCCCGGTTGATCACCGTCGCCGCATACTGAATCGGCGACAATCCCATGCTCGAGCCGGGCATGCGGTACGCCCGAACATGCATCACATCATTCGGGTCCGGAACCTCAACACCGTTGATCGTGTACACCAACTGCGCCGCACCATCAGGCTTACGGACCCGCACCTGATCCGGGGACGCCAACTCGATCTGCACCGGGTACTGCTGCGCATCCCGACGAACGATCCGCCCATACGCGTTACCCCGCAGCATCAACGACGCCACGATCATGTACACCCATTCAGGGGTCGTTGCGTCAGCCGACGGATTCACCAACAGCGGCGGATCCGGGATCGGCACCCGCACACCGGCCTTCATCGTGAACGCATGCAACGGCATCATGCTCACCGTGTCAGCGACTAGGCGCACACACGCCCACACCGCCGACACCCGCAGCGCGTTGTCCATCGTCACAGCCCCGCCGAACCCCACACCGGGGAACGGGGGCACGAACGGCTCCGGCGTCCACTGCCGGCGCTCACGAGGCCGCAAAAGGCTCACGAGTTGGCCACCCCAACACCCACCAAAGCCAACCCGCCGGTCCCAATCCCGAACCACAGCCCGAACTGGAACCCAACAGCGACCGACAGCATCGCCAAACCGACGGATTCGATAATCGTGGTGATCAGAGACCGCATCGGGGTTCCTTTCACCAGATGTTGTTGACGGGGTGCAGATTCATGTTCTCGGCCTCAATAGCGGCCCAGAGAGCCCACGAAGCCGCGCAGAGGGCTGTGATGTCACCGGATTTACGTTTCCCCCAGCCCCATGTGCCGTCGCCGACGTTGCGTCGTTGAGCGGTAGCAACCGCATCTGTGAGGGCAGGTTGGCCTGAATGCTTCACTTTCCGGGCGTTTACGAGGTCGTAAAACAGGCCAGCAGCAGCCGAAACGTCACTGGAAGACAGCAATTTGATCGTGAAACCGGCCTGTTCCAGGGCTGGCACAAGCGATTCCGCCGCGGAACCGGCCGCAATGGTCACTTCGGTCAATCCCCACCGCTGTTTCAGCTCCACCAGCCGCGGTAAAACCCACTGGGTGCCCTCGCGGTGATCAACAACCTCGTTGTGTTGCGTCAGCTCGAGGTGTTGCAGCTTCGCACCGTTCAAACCAGCCACCGCGACAGCCGCGAAGCCCCTATTCGGGGCCACATCCAAGCCCAGGTACGGGGCGCCGACGATCTCCGATGTCGTATCGAACCCATCCGCCCACACCACCGGGGCAATGACCGCCTCACCCGTCGATTCGTCCCACCACCCCAGGCGTTCACGGGCGAACTCAGCCGGCGGCAACGCCCTACGCTCAGCGGCGATGTACTCCGCAGTGATGCGCCGGCCCATCGCGGGGTTCGCTCGCTGCCACCGCGCCGGATCATCCAGCCGGCAACCATCCACCCCGACCTGATGCTCACAACTCGCGGAAGCGCAATCCCCACCCAAGTCATCGCACCACTCGAGGTACGCCAACGAAGGATCATCGCCCGCACGTCCCCGATCGCGGATACCGCGCAGCACACCGGACTCAGCCAACCCAGCCGATGACCCGTACACCACCTGCGGATCAGGTCGGGCCGACAACGTCGGCAACAACGACCCCATGTGCGATGGCTTTAACGCGAAAGCCTCATCGAGGATGACTTTGTCCCCGGTCAACCCGCGCCCACCACCATTAGTGCGGGCCTTGAACATGATCCGCTGCCCAGTCGCAAGCTTGATCGACTCCTCCCCATTGCCCCGGGAGATGCCATTCGACGGGCCGCCGGCAAGCCTCGCCGCTAACACCGGTGAACCGCAGATCAAATTCTCAAGGTCAAGGAACGCTTCCTTCGTGGTCTTCATCTCGTGCGCCGACCACACAATCAGCCGCTGCTCCGTAACGAACAACCATCCCAGGGCGGCCATCTTGAACAACCCGGTCTTCATGTTCTGCCTCGAGCACACCAACGCGAACTCGAAAGCAGCAGCATGCCCACTCGGCTTGAACGCAAACAGAATGTCCAACGCCAACTGCTGCTCAGGATCAGGCTCAAACCCCGCCAGCCGACAAATGTCAGCAACCTCAGGACCCAACGTGTCCTTGAACGGTGGCCGACTCACAAACGCAGGCTCAACCAGCAAGCTTGCGGTCACGAGCCGCCTTCACCTCGTCAACCACATCAGCGGTCCGCTCAACACCAGCCAACGCCGCATCCATCGTCGACCGCAGCTCCTTCACCAAAGCCGCGAACCCCATCACCGCAGTCGCCGAATCAATCCGCTCAGCCAACGCCACCGCAGCCGCACCCAGATACGTCTCAGCACGCCCAGCAGCCTCGAGCTCAACCCGAACCATCGCCGCCGTTCCAGGACGTTCCAACTCCGTCCCCAACGTCACAACCTGCGCACCACCACGCAACCGGAACGCAGCCTTCCGACACTTCGACCCGCAATACTTGGCCTTCGGCGAGGTCGACTCAAAAGCTTCACCGCAATTCGAGCACGTGATGGTCACCGTCGCTCACCGTCCCGTGTGTATCGACTGTTCAGAAGCAGGCTTAG